AAAATCCCAACTAGTCATATATGACTTTAAATTAGTTTGAAAACTTCTGTTATCTTCGCTACCTATACCCTCTTCAATTTTATCTATAAAATAAGAGCAATTTATATTTGATTTACCTGTTATAAAAGTATAATCTACTGGTATTTGTGAAGTTATCTCTGTATCAATCTTCATATTTCTAAAGCCTTTTTAACAAAGAACACTAATAATTCAAGTGTTTTAAACTCATTGTTAATGTGATAAAAGGAAAATTATGTTACAAAAACTAGGTTTTTTACCAGGATTCAATAAACAAGTTACATCTACCGGAGCTGAGTCACAATGGACAGACGGTGAAAATGTGCGTTTTAGATATGGTACACCTGAAAAAATAGGTGGCTGGAACCAATTAGGTGCTTCTAAATTAACAGGTGCAGCTCGAGGTTTGCATCATATGGTTAATAAATCAGGTATTAAATATGCAGCTATTGGAACTAATAGAATATTGTATGTTTATTCTGGACAAGTATATTATGACATTCATCCTTTAGTCAATCCATTAGGCACAGCCATTACAAATGCATTTAGCACAAGCAATGGGCAACCCGATGTGACTATTACGTTTGGTGGTGCACATAGTTTTCAAGCTGGCGACATTATTTTGTTTGGTGACACAACTACATTTAGCGCTATTACAGGATCTAATTTTGGTGCTTCAGATTTTTGTGATAAAAAATTTATGGTAACATCTGTGCCAAGTGCTACTACTATAACTATTACAATGCCAAGTAATGAAAGTGGAGCCGGAGCCACAACTTCTGGAGGCATAACTTACTTTCAATATTATCATGTAGGACCACCTGATCAAGTTGGAGTTTTTGGATGGGGTATATCTCAATATGGAGGAACATCTACTGCTCCTCAAACAACAACTTTAAATGGTGCATTATTAAATGACGCTAATGGTACTGGTGGATCAGGAACTAGTATTACTCTAACATCCACACTCAATTTTCCAACAACAGGAACAAATTTTATTCAAGTGGGTACTGAAGAAATTTCTTACACCGGTGTATCTGGAAATGATCTAACAGGTATTACAAGAGCCGTTCGAGGAACAACCAGAGCAGCTCATAGCAATGGTGCTGTTGTAACCGATTACAGTGATTATTCTGGTTGGGGTCAATCATCAGCTAACACAGACACTGTTGCTGACCCCGGTATGTGGTCTTTAGATAATTTAGGTAGTACTCTTATCGCTTTAATTTTTAATGGAGAGTGTTTTCAATGGGATGCTGATGCAATAAATGCAACAGCAACAAGAGCAACTATTATAACTGGTGCTCCGACAGCGTCACGTGATATGCTGGTGTCAACACCGGATCGTCACTTAGTATTTCTTGGAACAGAAACAACTATTGGAGATAAAACTACACAAGACGATATGTTTATAAGATTTTCTTCTCAAGAAAATATTAATGATTATGCACCAACAGCTGAAAACAGTGCTGGTACACAAAGACTGGCCGCCGGATCACGGATCATTGGTGCTAAACTTGGTAGAAATGCAATTTATGTTTGGTCTGATACATCTTTATTTACCATGCGTTTTGTTGGAACACCTTTTACATTTGCTTTTGAACAAGTAGGTAATAACTGTGGTTTGATTGGTAAGAACGCAGCTGTTGAAGTTGACGGCGCTGCTTATTGGATGTCTGATAATGGTTTTTTTAGATACACTGGTAAACTAGAATCAATGGATTGTTTGGTTGAAGATTATGTTTATGACAATCTTAACACCACATCTAATCAAATGGTTTATGCAGGCATTAACAACTTGTTTGGAGAAGTAATATGGTTTTATCCAGAAGCTAACTCTAATGTTAATACTCAGTCAGTCACATATAGTTATCTAGATTCTACTGCTAAACGACCTATATGGTTTGTTAATGCAAGTCCTTTGTTTATTAGAACAACGTGGCAAGATTCTGCTGTTTTTGGTTTACCTCATGGAACTCAATATGATGCAGATACAGATACTTCTTTTGACGTAACAGGAAACACTGAAGGAGTTTCATATTACTATGAACATGAAACAGGTGTTAATCAAGTAAGACTAGGGGTAACAACAGCCATACCAGCTGATATTACATCTGGAGATTACGACATTACACAAAAAGTTGTAAGAGGGGCTGCAACTAATCTAGGTGACCTTAGAGGTGATGGTGAAAATATTATGAGAGTTAGTAGGATTATTCCTGATTTTATATCTCAACAAGGAAACGCTGTTATACAATTAGATTTAAGAAATTATCCTAATGATACAGCAGCAAGTTCATCACTGGGTCCTTTTACTGTAACATCTTCTACCGATAAAGTAGACACACGTGCAAGAGGAAGAGCAATAGCTCTTACAATATCAAACACTGCAGTAGATACTAGTTGGAAATTAGGAACTTTTAGGTTAGACATACACGCTGGAGGAAGACGATAATGTCAATTACAAGATTACAACAAGCTAGACAGATGTATGCAATGGGCCAAAGAGTTTCAAGAGCTTTTGGTGGTGTTATGGGTATGGATGGCAGACGTCAATACGGTGGTGGTTCTGATGCTGGTAAAGATGGTGGCTATGGTTATCAAGGTGGTGGTACAAACACAGCAGGTGTTGCTGGAACAGGACCAGCAAGTGAAGGTTATGGTGGTGGTAATACTCCTAGTAATGATGGTCCTGATAACAGTCCTCATATTCACACTGGCCCGACTTACTCGCCTCCTACTACAGTTTTAGAAGATGAAGTTGCATTAACTGGATTTGGCACAGTTCCAGATGTTGATTATAGGTATGTAGGTCCAGATTCTCAGTTTGCAAAAAACACATATTTAACAAATAATTTTCCAGACTATTCATTTAACAGTAAAATTCCTAGTATAAATTTTATAGGTAACACGTTAGGTAAATTTGCTTACAATACGAATACAAATTTTTTTAAAAAAAATAATATTGGAGGAAAAATAAATCCTAAAACAGGTGAACCTTTTGGTTATGGAATAGATGGTTACAAAGCTTACATGGAACAAAGATCACTTGGAAATGTTGGAGCTTATGGTGGCACAGAATTAAGTCAAAATGCAATTAATGCGCGTTCTGGACAAGATGGTATTATGGACGTAGCTGTTAATGATACTACTGATGATGGTACTGATGATGGTACTGATGATACTAGTGATACTACAACGGATGTTGATTTTTTTTCAAGATATTTACAAAACCAACCGGAAGATATTAGAAAAGAAATTGAAGCAAGAATGAAAAATTATTACACAGTATAATGGCAAAGATAGTACAATCATTAACTAGAGCAAGCTCAGAGTATGAAGAAGATGTAGCACAGTCTTTAGTTAGAGATTTAGATGCGGTGTTGGAAAAACTTAACACTACATTTCAAGAAGAATTAAAACAGGAGATAGAAGCTAGAAGCTTCTTTTTAGATTAATGGCAGTAGTAAACCAATATAAATTTGTAGGTATAGATAATAATACAACAGGTGGAGCACTTACACCATTAGGGTCTGGTATTCCCGCAGTCAATGAAACTATTGTTATTAAATCTATACTTGTTACATCTGCTGGTACACCTACAGTGACAATTACAAACAACAGTATTACAGCTATTAAATCTGCACAGTTAACAGCAAACACAACAACAGAATTATTAACACAGCCGTTAATAGTAGAAGGTGGTAAAGCTTTTACAGTACAGGCAAGCACGTCAGACTCGTTTGATGTAGCTATTAGTTATTTAAATATTAAAAAAGAGGTAACAACATAATGAAAGTATATGACGCTAAAGTAGAAGAAACCTACAGACACAAAGAAACTGGAGAGGTTTTTAAAACAAGAAAAGACTGGGAAACTAAAGGGTACAAAGCGGAAGAGATGGCGCAAGACGTAAAAGTTATTATGCCTCCTCTTGATTTGTTCTCAAAAACAAAGTAAACTGACAAAACCATGGGAATAGAAGATATACAAATTTCAGAAGAATTAGAAACTAACGCACCATCTATAAAATATAGAGGGGGTGAAGGTCCTAAGTCTCCACAAGAAATAGAGCAAATGATGATGGCTCAACTAGAAGAAGAGTATCTAAAATACGTTGATGAAATGATAGAGATGGGAAGAGAACCTATGTCTATGCAACAATTTATGGAACAAGCAATGGCCGAAGGACAAATGTCAGGTGGCAATCCTTTACCACAAGATCCAACAAAACCAGTTAATCCTTTTCAACCAAAACCTACAGGACCAGTATTACCTGACAGACAAATGGCAGCGTATGGTGGTATTATGGGTATGGATGGTAGACGTCAATATGGTTTAGGAAGTTCACTTAAAAAAAGATTTAGAAAAATTATACCTAACGAAGTAGCAGAGATTGCAGTTAAGGCTGCACCATTCGTTGCACCGTTTAACCCGCTAGCTGCAGGTTTAATGTCAGGTATAGGTAGTTTTGATCAAACAGGTAGAATAGGTTCATCACTTAAATCAGGATTAATGAATTATGGTATGGGTCAATTATCTAGAGGTATTGGTGGTGGTATGGATAACTTACAAGGTATGTCTTTAAAAGTTCCTGGAGGTGGTGAAGGGTTTAAATCTTATTTTAGTAATCCTATTCAAGACACTGGTGGACTAGGAAAATATTTTAAAGAAAATTTTACAGATAAACTTTCTACAAGTGGTGGAAGCATGGTTGAAGGTGTTGATGAAGTAGAATTACAAAAAATAGTTGATGCAGCAGCTGATAAAAATTTATCTACTCCAGAATTAATTTCTAAAAAAGCGCAAGAAGCTTTTATTAAAAATAGTCA